TAAGAACCATTTCATCGAAACATATCCATCTGCCTATGGCAGTTCGTTGTATAAACGCACACGCAGGTGTACGACCAAAGTCCATTCCTAAGACGATAGGGTAGTCAAAGGATGGCTCAAAGTCATCCATGTGTTGGCAATGAACGCTATCAGTGTACATAGGATGCACAGGCTTACCGTTCGATACAAATCCATATTCATTAGCTAAGTTTACCTTTATCCAGTCATCAGACTTACCATTTAGACCACGCTCATAGTAGCCATCAGGTAGGTTCTTTAAGTTTTCAGCGTTAGGGTTTATTTTCCACTCTTCGCCATCTTTATACACGCCACCTGCCTGCCTAAAAAATGACCAATCTTTGGGGCGTTCAATCTCAGCTAGTTTAAAATACCAGTGGTCTTCATCAGGGGCGTTAGAATCTCCCAACATTCCATGATGTGTAGGCTTGATTCCTTCTTTCGGAGAGGGGTAACGACCATGACGTAGGTCTAACATGTCTAAAACGGCTTTAGAATGCTCTTTCGTCTCGTTTAGCCACACCCAAGTACATTGGATACCCCTTGCCTTTTTAACGTGCTCAGGGCGGTCAAAGGCGATAAATACGACATCACACTCAACCTCTGTACCATCTTCTAAGTTAAATCTCATGAAGTGCGTAGGGGGTTCTTTGTTGCCTTGTTTGAAGTCACCTAGTTCACCATGTATTTCTAGCCAGTCTTTAATCGTGGTAGAGAACAGTTCAGAGTAGGTATTACGAGCCGCAATAATACGAGACAGTCGTTTATTATAATTCTTGTGTTCAGGGTCAGAGACAGGCTCTTGCTCACAGATAAGGTCGAGCAGTTTGAGGATACATTGGACAGTTTTACCTGAACCCAGTGGCCCCATGATGAAGGAGTTACGCGCACGACAGTCAGAGAAGTCTTGGAGAACTTGTCCCTGTGGGCATAGATCGTATTGTATTTGGCTCATTTTTTCTTGCCAAATATCTTATCGTAATTGTCAGCAAACTTCTTTCGTGATTCAGCAGTAGAGTTTCTAGGCTTACTACCCTTACCACCATTTGATTCAGGGAAATGTCTATCCCTCGTAGATTTATCTAATTTATGTAAATGACTCATCACCAACTCCCACAAATACATTCTTCTTCAAGACACACGCATTCGCCAGACATTTTATCATGCACCATGTCCATGACTTCACGCATCAACAATTCATCCTGATCTATTAAAGCATCTGCAAAGGATTGAATCAACTCTATTACCGCATCACTCACATCTTCATCCGTATCAATCGTCACCATATATGCCTTCCAATGTATCTCTCATTATAATATGTTTACACAAGTCAATGTAGAATACCGTTTTTTCATCGATTAGAGAGCTTGCAACCTCAACCTGACCCTCTTCTATAGTAATGACTATTAAATCGCCTGTAAAGGGCTCTGATGGCGTTTTAGGGTCTTTCATATTAGGGCGAATAGGTGTTACTTTCATAAGACTCCAAATTTTTTTTTGAGGGGTACCCACACACTCACACGCGCGCGACCTTCGGAAGGGGGGGTGCCTGTACTGGACATCTATACAGTGCCTAGTCTTCCTCTTTATTATCGGCTTGCAAACCATCAAACCTTTTGCGCTGTAGTGATACTGTTACCCCGGTATCGCCACTCATTTCTACTGCTTTAAGTGTAGGCTGAATGTACTTGCTAACCCTATCGAAAGCATCTACGCTTGCCTTGTAATCTGCTATATCACCAGTGGTTTCAGCTATCTCTTGAATCTTTAGTGCTGATTCAATGGCGTTAATCACTGGGTTAAACTCCCCTTTATATTTGCGCTGTAAGTACTCGTCTAATACGCGCCTATATGGTTTATTAGTGCTACCTTTTGGTCTGCCTCTTTGTGCCATTAGTTTATTCCTTATGTATTTGATTTTAGGTTGATAAATAATTGATCATATTTTAACCAATTATAGCATATATTCCCCTCTTATCGTATATAAAGTCCCTTTCATCGTATTTTGGTTTTATTCCTTGTCTATATCATTAAGCTATCGGTTGTGGGTTGATTTTGCCCGTTTACATACTTAAACACTTAGAGGATATAACATGAAATCATTTAACGGACATAGAAGTTGGAACGCTTGGAACGTATCGCTTTGGCTACATAACGACCAAGATTACTATTACGACTGGTGTTGGTTGCCAGAATATCTATCACTTGAACGCGCACTAGATAGGCTGATGCCTAGCTTGCCAAAATATACGCCAGATGGTGCGGTATTCAATAGACTATCAGTAAAACTTGCAATCGAGGATAATTGGAATAGTTAATTCATCGAGCCCATTGGCTAACAGTGGGCTTTATTGAATTAATTACACTTAGAGGAAATGACAATGATTATTGAAATTGGCAAAAAAGAAAAGCAGTTTATAAACGCATATTTTGAGTGCGTTAGATTTACTGAGGATAACGGCACAGAATTTTGTGAAGTTTGGGAACGTGAGCAGATTATCGAATGCCTAGCATTTTTTGTATATGCTGAGTGCTACCTGTCAGATAAAAGCATCACGCAAGCAGGGCATGATTTTTGGTTGTCGCGTAATGGGCATGGGACTGGATTTTGGGATAGGGATTCAAGCTATTACGCCGACCATGTGCGAGATTGGCTACAGCGAAAATCTGAGCAGTTTGGCGAATCTGATGTTTTATACAATGAATTTGTGGCATAGTTAATTTATCGCGCCTATTGGCTAACAGTAGGCGTTATTAAATTAATTACACTTAGAGGAAATGACATGACTAGACATACTTACTACATAGTGGACGCTGACGGCTATATTTTGCTTACAGTTGAATCTCAAAACACTAATCGCGATTTTGATGCAGAGGCTAAGATTTCAATTAGTCCATTGCTACCAGTAATTGCTAATCAATACGGCTTAGACGCTGTTTATTACACTAAATAGAGGATAAATAAAATGACTATATACGATAGAAAATGTAACGCGACACGTTACCTAGCACTCAAACAATGGGAGCGCAAACAGGCGAGAAAATCCATTAGAGCGCATCTCTGGGTAGTAACTGGGCTTGGCTTGTATATATGCCTAGCAATTCAAATTGTGAGGGTAGTGCTATGAGATATGAAGATTATAGAAAAAAGCTAAGAAAGCTATCAGTTAAATATAATGATTCTTACAAGCGATTTGGCTGGGGTGCTGATATTACTAGGGATTTGAGACAGCAAAAAATGGATTTAAGAGCGAAATACGCGGTGCATAGCTTTGACTATGCGGTAGAGACTTTAACCAGTAAGGGGGTTTTATAATGAAATACGTTGTTGTTTGGTTTACTGACGCAGGGCAACACGCTCTGCGCTTTCCAACCCTTGAACAGGCAAACAAGTTTAAAGATATTTTAATAGCTGATGAACATGATGAAATTTATATAGCTGAGATAGTAGAGGAGATTAAAAAATGAAAACTTTCAGAGTTTATATGACTGAGGAAATCGAGTACAGCTACGATGTAGTAGCTAAAGATAAGAGCGAGGCTAAAGAAAAAGTTTTAGGTGGTGAATATGACGAGGCTACCTACAATATAATTGATTCGCACAACTGCCAAATAGAATCTGTAGAGGCGATTGAGGATTAGCCCTGTAGGTTGGTATACCCTCACCCATTAAACGCGCTTAGAAATCCCTCTAGGCGCGTTTTTTGCGCTTCCAAGTATAGACTTGCCTACTTGCCTTGATATTTATCCCTGAGATAATTCATAGATACTGGTAATTCATCGCAAGAGCCGTCTTGTACTTCGTTAAGTATCCAAATCCCACGCCATGAGCCATTGGTTTGAGCAGTCAAATAATCCTCATCGTGTTGGTAGTAAATGCCTGCGAACAAGCCCAACATATTCTTCCCGTCAGCCCTGCGACCATACGCAATGTCCCTATCCTGAATATGTCCGCAAACACAACTCATATACTTCTTGGATAGCA